TAGAATTCTTCATATTGGTGGAAAGAAAGCTGCTAGAGATAGAAATGGTACAGAGTCTGTACTAGAAATGATGACAAAATCTAAAGCTGATTTTGAGTTAGTAATTAAAACACAAACAGATCTAAATATTAAAGTTAAAGATTCAAGAATAACTATTGATACTGATAACGTTAAAAACAGGGAAGACCTTTATTCTGGTTATGATGCTATGATCTTGCCAAGAAGATATGCTGGATTATGCTTGCCAATGAATGAAGCATTGATTAGTGGACTACCTGTATTTATGACAGATATATCTCCTAATAACCTTATTCTTCCAAGTCAATGGCTTATCTCCTCAGAAAAAATAGGATCGTTTAAAACTAAAACAATGGTTGATCTTTATTCTCCAAACCCAGATAAGTTTGCTAGTCTTATTGATGATTATGTTGAGAACTCTAATAAGATAGATAGTAAACAACAGGCTATTGATTTAGGGTTTAGTCATTTTTCTGTTGAAAACCTTAAAGATAAATACTTAGAAGTAATAAACGGGTAACAAAAAAGCCAGCCTATCTCTAGACTGGCTGATCTGTAAGTAGAGACTACTTCTTTGGAGCTGCTGCCTTCTTAGCAACTCGCTTTACAGGTGCCTTAGCAGCCTTTAAAGCCTCTTCTACGGCCTTAGCATCTGGTAGTACACCAAAAGCCTTGTCGTTTGGATTAATTGCTCTGATTGCCACTGGCGCAAGTGCTGCTACTAGAGCAGTCCATAGATCCTTTGGATCTGTAACTCCTGCCATATATAGGGCAAGGCCTGATGCCAGGACTGATCTTCCGTATGAGGCAAGGATTGCCTTTAGTTGTGTTGTATTCATTATTCCTCCTAGGATATAACTCGTGTTAGTATTGTGAAGCCAATCCAAAGACCAATAATTCCTGCGACTCCCGCAAAAACTGGTGGTGCTGGTACTGGCAATTTGAATGCAGCAAACACGATCCCGCATCCAAAACCTGTTAGTGTTGATAGTAGAACATCTTTCATTTAAAAGTTCTCCGATTCTAATTCATCATAATGTTTATCACAAAGATCTAGTATTCTAGTCTCTTTATTAGTCCAAATCTTAGTAGACTCTTCCTTACAACTTTCTTCTTCACAAACTTGAAATGCAGAATACATTAATTTTCTTGGATCTTTTAGTTTAAACATCTTGATCCTTTGGTAGTATATTCTTTAATTCTTTATATGAAACAGAAATCTTTTTTAATATTTCATTGTTTGGGCCTGCAACTACATCTCCATACTTTTCAAAATACTCAATAGAAGGATCTGTTTCAGCAACAAACTTATTTAAAGCAGCCTGAACATTTTCTATATACTCAAATGCCCAATCTCTTGATTCAGAAATAAAATTTAAAAAACTTTCTTGATGAATTTCTTCATCGGTTTTTATATCTTTACCAGATTGAACAGTATCAATGTATTCTTGTAAGATAAACTTATCAATGATAGTTTTTGTTAATATATTATTTGCTTTTATCAAAGCACTTAGTGTTGCAGTATACGCAACAGCAAAAGAAACAGACAAGATACTTAGTATAACAATCGCAATTTTCATTTTAAAGCTTCCCTAGTCACTAAAACAATTGCACCCTCTAGTTCTAGAGCGTGTTTTAATTGAACTACATATTGTAATGCAGCAATCTTTTCATCATGAACTAAATTAACAAACTTTCTTTCATCTAACTTTATTGTTAGGAAGTGTTCGTTGTCAATCAAGTCTACCTTAAATCCTTTTGGAGGTGCTACTTGATGAAAAGCTCTACGCATTTCATTTGTATACATCTTTTAATCCGTTGTCATTTTCTGCCACATGTCTGCCCAATCATGTTTTGATTTATGATTATTAAACTCTCTTGAAATTTCTCCATTTTCTAAGTATACACCACCCCAGACACCCCACTCCTTACCTGAGATGCCAACAGCAAAGCATTGCTTAGTCATTGGACATGCTGTACACACTCCATCAATCTTTAATCTATTACTTACATTATCTTCATACTCTTCAAAAAATAAGTTTGTATCAAAATCACGACATGGAGCATCGTCTTTCCATAAATGCTGGTTCATGTCTACACCTTGTACTTACTTGGAATCTCCCACCCCATACGATTAGGAACAAAAGCAGTCTTTATAAACCATTGATTATTAATTCTCACACCGTTAACATCTGTTCTAGCAATGTTTGTCTTTTTAAGTTCTAAAACATCCCAGCCTTCCCATTTTAATTCACGGTTATTGGCAACGATTTTTTCCATTACTTTAAGATCTTGTACTAACATACTGCTCCCCTTTAGTGTCTGAAGATTCCCACTTCAACATTGTTTAATTCTGCAACCTCAAATAGTTTTGAAGTTGGTTGCTTTGGATTACTTAAGAATGCAAAATAGTTTACATAAGATATATTTTCTTCTACCCAATTTGTTGGAGCTTTGTAAAATTTAATCTTACGACCTCTTGCCTTCATGCCTCTTTCTGAGAGATTAGAAAATTCAGAAACAAATGCGTGAACCTTTGCTGGTCCAACTGAGTATATTGTAAAGTCTGTATCTTCTTTTCTCATGCTCGATAAGGCAACGCTCATTGCACGAAGAAAGACTTGATAATCATCAAAGTCGTTCGTTCCCTGAACTACCACTATCATTTGCATCTCTTCCCTGTAAGTTGTCTAATATAAACAACATCTTATCAATATCTTTTTTAGACATATTTTTAGTATTAATAGGTTCTGCTGTTTCCAACATAACCTCTCCATCTTCGGCTTTAGCAATAAAGAATGTATTATCGGAAACCCAATAAGCTTCTTGATCTATAACTAAAACATTAATTTTGTCTTTACTATTACGCTTTTGTGATTGCGTAAGAGGTTTTTCTTTATCTTCTAAAGGATAAGAAAAAAATCTTTTCATTATTTTATGTAGATCACTTTGTCTATATAAAATCTGATTATATTTTTTTCTTTTTCTTTTAGCTATTAAATTAATTATAGCCCATGATGATAGCAATGTCAAGCCTGTAACTACAAAATATAGCATGCTACCATGCCCATAACGAAGTCGCCTTCTTTTATCATATACCGATTATATCAGACTTTACTTTAAAAGCAGTCTTTTAACTTCCGTCAATGCCCAAGACTCTTGTTTAGATAGTTGTGATACAGCCTCTTTGTTAAAGGCTTTTTTAGATACTTTAACCACTGGATCTTCTTCTAAAAAGTTAATGTCTACAAACCCTTTTTCCCATAAATTTAGGATATCTTTGTTAACAAAGCGAATATGCTCATCATATAACTCTGGCATTACATCCTTCATCTTTGGAGTAATAGTATACAAGAACTCGCCAGTTTCAGCATCAAGAGCTCCTATTTCTAAAGCCCCCTCAAGAATTAGCATTGCTATAATTTCATCTTCTTTATTCTCCATCATTATTTATCTCCTTAACTCCCATTTTTGTTTTTGCTTCAGATAAAGATTTTTCATCTGGTGCTCCCCAATATCCAAGATATTCTCCATTAAATATTTTTTGATAATTAACATCTGACATTTTATTTGCATGATCTAAGTATGTCAAAGATGTTAGGTTTAAAGGTTTAAAAGTTTTCCAATTCCACTCTGGATCTAAAGGTTTTTTTTCTTTAGTTTTATCCAATGATAGAAATAAAGGATCTTGCATTGAAAAGATCTTGTAACCTCTAGATAAAAGTCTTAAAGCTTGATTCATTTGGTCACCATTAAAATGATCTGCTGGGTCATGAAGAACTTCCCTAATGACAGAATATTTAAAAAAGACTACTGATGCGTGGATACAGTTAATTTCAGGGTATTTTTTATCACCAAAATCGTGAACGCCATATGTAACTGGAAGTCCAACATACCCTTCCTCAAAACTTTCCCCTTGCCAACCATGGTAAATAAGTTCTGGCTTTGAGTTTTTATAATTATCAAATTCATGGTAGTTATTTGTATACATGTCTATCTTGTCAATGTTTTTGTCTTGAAATATTTGATCAGGTGACATAACTAAATCCCTATCACTAATGTCATAGTATAGATTTCCTCTTGGGATAGCGCTTAAGATTACTCTATCTGTATTTGTCATTTCCTTAACATTGTTAAAGTTTTCTATTAACTTTACATCCCAATCTTTAGTAAAGATTGTGTGGGAGTCTATCTGTAATACGTAATCATGTTCTTGTGTTGCTAAAAGAGATGCGTTCATTCTTCCAAACCCTGTACCCATAGGAACAGAAGTAACAATTTCAGCATAAAAGATTTTAGAGTTATTTGTAAAAAATTCATTATCTAAAAGAGATTTTTCTTTTTGTAAAATATTGTTAAACACTCCAAAGAAAACTCTTTCTTTATTGTTAGCTTGTGACATTGCACTTTTAATTGTATGCTCAATCAAGTATTCATTACAGGAAGCTATTGTAACAAAGATGGTTTCTTCATTGATCTCCATAGTTAATTAGCTCCTCTAGTTGCTGCTTTGTTTTAGCGCCAGTAGTTCTGTGCACCTCTGTGTTATCTTTCATTACAATAAAAGTTGGTACAGATTGAATACCAAAATCTTTTGCCATTTCCATTTCAATATCTACATCAATAATGTAAAACCTTGTTTCGGTTTGATCATGATTAAGATCCTCTACAATTGGCCTAGTCTTTTTACAAGGACCACACCAATGTGCTGTAAAGTATAGGACGGTATTCATTTACCTGATTTTGTTCTAGCCTTTTTAAGTGCTTCAAAATCTTTTACCTTAGTATCTCCAAGATAACCCCAAGCATAGCCATCATTAATCATCATGTCATTCAAAGATACTGTGTCTCCATTAATATATACCCAGCCTAAAATGCGACCATACTTTTCGGATGAATCCATCTTTTCAGTCTTAATCACAACAGACTTAGCATCCTTTAAAGACTTCTTTAGGTACTCCTTGGCTTCAAGACCAAGAGCCTTCTCAGCAAGATCCTTTGTGCGAGACTCAGGGGTATCAATACCAGCCAGTCTTACACGGGATGCAAACAAAATATCAAACCCTAAATCAATAAGAACATCGATGGTATCTCCATCTACTACATTCTCTACTTTTCTTACATAATATTCATACATTAGTAGTCTTTACCTTTCGACTTGTTCTCAATAAGCTTATCTCGTTCATCAACTATGGTAATCATAAATGACATCATTTTTGCGTACCCTTCAGGATTATTTATAATTTTATTATAATGGTGACCACAAAAAGTTAGATCTCCGTTTAATCCAGTTACTCTAACTAAGGCTTCAGCTGCACAAGAATCACATCTGTCAATAGGACTTAATAACCACTCTTTTTCAACAACATCATCTATAATCATTGTGTTCATAGTATACCGCTACTTTCTGTTGTCAGTGGAATAAAACCCACTACCGTTGAATACTGCTCCTACATTAGAGTATACACGTTCCAGTGGTAGATTGCAAGTTTCACAATC